AAGAATACGAAGGAGCTTTTGGGCGAAGTCAGGACGGACGTTAAGACGCTCCTCCAGAGGATACCGCCGAGGGAATAGATGAAGGGCATCCACATCAAAGAGAACCAGCGTCGGGCAGAGGCGGCGGAGGCGGCGATGCTTCGGATTGGGAAAGCCGTCAATGATAATATTGTCCACTTTGGGAAAGGCATCACCCGCGTCAACGAGGCGCTTGAGATCCTCTATGGTCAGACGCCTGCCGGGATGTGGGAGAGGTTCAAGAAGTGGATCGGGGGGAAGAAGTGAAAGTCGTCTTCAAAGGACAAATAAAACAACTTCAGTCGCGGATATTGGCGACCGGGGATAAAGGCGGGAAGCTCGTGATTGAATTCAACCTGCCCGATGATATGCTCATCGGCGATTTGGCGAAGCTGATAAAGACCGATGAGGAAGTAAAAGTGACGGTGGAAGGATGAATCACAGCGCCTCTGTGAAAACCAGGAATCTCAAACCCTTCCGAAAGGGTGAGGATTGGCGGAGGCATAAACATGGGTCGGCCTCTGAAGAACGTGCGACCTGGACTAACCTATTTCTCAATCGACTTGCAGAACGGCTCGACCCTAAAGTAGCAGCCGACATTTTGGCGCTGGCTTATGAAGCAAAGCGGCCTTGGGCGATTACAGAGGTGCATGAACGATTAATGGGCAAAGTGACTCAGCCTATCTCTGGGCCTTCCGGCGGACCGATAGTTTTACATGCCTTTTGGAATAACAACGAAAACGGAAAATGAATATACAACTATTCGATCCGCGTCCGTCTCAACTTGAGGTGCTCTCTCATCCGGCCCGGTTCAAGGCCGCAGATTGCGGACGGCGTTTCGGCAAAACGATCATGGGCGAAAATTGGCTTAGCGAAGGCGCATGCAACGAGGGCGGAGAAAATTGGTGGATTTCGCCGATCTATCCGCAGAGTAAGGCCGTGTTCCGGGATATGACGGCCGCCTTCCGGCGGGGCGGGGCGGATGCCGCATTCAAGGACGTGAGCCAATCCGAACTTCGGATCGAGTTTGTGAACGGTGCGGTCGTTCATTTCAAAAGTGGCGATAACCCGGAAACTTTACGCGGTGCTGGCCTCAAGCGCGTTGTTGTTGATGAAGCAGCCCGAGTCAAGCGCGATGTATGGGAAGAAGTCCTACGGCCGGCCGTATCAGATACCGGCGGCAAAGTTCTGTTTATTTCCACACCGAAGGGAAAGAACTGGTTCTATGCGCTTTGGATTCGTGGTCAGGATAAACTCCAATCGGATTTCAAGAGTTGGAAGTTCCCGACTTCGGATAACCCGAAGGTTAGCCCCGAAGATATCGAGCAGGCCCGACAATCACTTCCTGTCGATGTCTTCAACCAGGAATATTTGGCCGAATTTCTTGAGAATAGTGCCGGCGTTTTCCGAAATATTCCGGCCTGCATCGGTTCATGCCGCGAGGAGCCGCTTCCGGGTAAGGCATATTTCGCCGGTCTCGATTTGGCGCGACTTACGGACTTCACAGTATTGTCGATCCTCGATCAGGCTACACGACAAGTTTATTGGGATCGTTTCAATCTGCTTGATTGGACGGTTCAGAAAGAGCGGATTATCCCGGTCATTCGTCAATATAAAGCGCGACTCAATGTGGATTCAACTGGCGTAGGAGATCCGATCTACGAGGACCTTCGACGTGCTGGATTGGACGTCATGGGTTATAAATTCACGGCGGACAGCAAAAAGAAACTCATCGAGACGCTCATGATTGGTTTCGATCAAAAGAAACTCAGCATTCTTGATGAAAAAATCCAGACGAATGAGTTGGATATATTCGAATATACCATCGGATCATCGGGTATGGTTCATTACTCGGCCCCCGAAGGTTATCACGATGATACAGTTATTGCCTTGGCCTTAGCCTATTGGCTCATAGCGGGGCCTTCGATAATGCCTTCAGTTGCGAGATTGAATTGGTAAGGGACGAACGATGAATATTCTCCATAGAATTTTCCCGCGACTCCAGAAGAAAGAAAACCCCGCCTACCGCGCCATTATGGGCACATATGGGATCGGTCAGGCGATTTGGACGCCGAGGGATTATGGCAACCTGACGCGGGCCGGATATCAATATTGTGCGACGGTTTTCGCCTGTGTTTCAAAGATTGCAAAGGGAGCAAGCCGGATCGGTTGGACCCTGAATAAACGCGGCAAAGGCAAGGTGATGACCGAGATTGAAGATCATCCTTTGCTCGATTTGCTGGCCAAGCCTAATGAGTTCGAAAGCGGCTCCAGGTTCGTCGAGAAAGTCCTTTCCTTTCTTCTCCTGGCCGGGAATAGTTATGTCCTAAAGGTCCAAGGCATTCAGTCGATGCCCCCGCCTTTTCTCTATTCCCTCCGGCCCGACAGGATGACCGTCATTGCCGGGAATTGGAAGGCGCCCATAGCATGTTATGAATACTCGACAGGAATTGTTCCCGAGAAATTCAAGCGTGAGGATATCCTGCACTTGATGGAATTTCACCCGACGAACGATTTCTACGGCCTGAGCCGACTCGAAGTAGCCGCCCGTGCGATCGACATATCGAACAAGAGCATGGAGTGGAACAAGAAACTCCTGGATAACGACATGAGGCCGCCGGGAATTGTTAAACTCAATCCGGCGCTCACGGACGAACAGTTCAATATCTTCGTCGCCAAATTTAACGAGCAATATGCGGGCTATAGAAACGCCGGGTCTGTGCCGATCTTCAATGCCGGAGTCGATTGGCAGGCGACGTCCATGAACCCGAAGGATATCGATTGGACGACCGGTCAGAGAGAGATCATGCGCCAGATATGCACGATCTATGATGTCTGCTCTCAACTCCTGGGCGACACGGAGAACACGACTTATTCCAATATGCAGGAGGCCCGAAAAGCCCTTTACATGGAAGCGATTCTCCCGCTCATGGACTTATTCCGTGATGAGTTGAATGCCTGGCTTGTGCCTCTCTATGGTGAGGGTTTGTATCTCGATTATGACCGGGATGAGATTGAGGCGCTCCAAGAGGAGCAGGCGAAGAAGTACGCCTATCTGGCCGCGTCCGACTGGTTGACGATCAACGAGAAACGCATGGCGACAGGGTTCGATAAGGTTGGGACAGAGGGTAATGTCATTCTGGTCGGGATTGGGAAAATACCGCTTGAGCAATCTGTCGCAGAACCCGAGCCCGTGCCCGATGCACTTAAGTCGGGTGGGGATGACGGAGGAACCGAGGAGGAGCCGGGGACTGACGAAGAGCCGATATCCCAAGAGGATCAGGGAAAGGCGCTGGCTGTTGGCATCCCGGAGCGGAAACCATTTCCCAATGAACATTCATGTAGGCTCCAGGAACCCTCGAAATTTGATCGTATGCGCCGGGGGAAACGGAAACATGAGGGCAAAGAATATTCAATCATCTTTGGGCATGTCAAGGGCGGCGACTCGTGGGAAGAACAGGCGTACCGCTATGCGAAGGACACATGGGCCGCTGATGAAGCTCGTACTCACTGTAAGGATCATGACGGCTCATTCGAGGCCGCGTCCGGTAAATGCGCGGAATGCCGACACGAATTGAAGGGCACGGGTTATTGGGCTAAACCCGAACTCAAGAAACGGCTCTGGACAACCTACGAGGCGCGGATCAAGGCACGAGAGAAATCATTTGAGCAAATGGCGAAGATTTATCTTCGTGCCCAGACCGATGCACTCCGACAAAGAGCGGTCCGGCTCAATACTACCAATGGCTTACAGGCCTCCGATATCTTCTCCATCAAAGAAGAAGCCAAGCGATATGCCAAGACCTTTACGCCGTGGTATGTCGATCACTTCATCCGGGCAGGTAACGCGGGCATGAGGGCATCGAAGGGCGAATTGTTTGATGATGGCGAGTTCAAGAATATTGCCTGGAAGGGCGATCCAAAGAAACCGACCTCCTGGACTTTCACGATGACGCCGGAACAGGACGCGAAATTGAAGGAGATGCTCTTCAACACGGGTACGGAGGTTGGCAAGACGAATCTGGAAATTATTGACCGGATGATCCGCATTGCCAATGAGGAGAATTGGACGGTCGGGCAATTCGCCCAGAACCTAAGCGATAAGATCACTGACCTCGGGCCGTGGCGAGCTCGACTCTGGGCCAGGACGGAAAGCGTGAAGGTTGATTGTTATGGCGCAGTCGAGGGTTTTAAGGAGACCGAGTTCGTGGAGCGCAAGGGTTGGATGTGCTCATTCGTCCCTGAGAGTCGAGAGGCACATATGGCGGCCGATGGCCAGGAAGTCGCCCTGGACGATGACTTCACCATCGGTAGCGGCGCCGAGGCGAAAGCGATGGCATTCCCGGGCGATCCGAAGGGCGGGCCCGAGAACGATTGCAATTGTTTGTGTGGGACCTACCCAGTGGTCGGAGAACCCTGATGTCTTATAAAGATCGGGCACAAGAGAAGGCCCATGGCAAGGCCTACTATGCCGCACATCGAGAAGAGCGCGCCATTTATAATAAGGCCTACCGTATTTCTCATAGAGAAGAACAATTGCATAGACAAAGAGTCTATGCCTTTATTCATCGGCAAGAACAAGCTTCCAAGGCTCGCGCCTGGTATGCCGCCAATAAGGAAAGAGCGCGATCTGGGAAAGTAAAAAAAGCTTACAATCTTTCTCCAACAGAACACATATCCCTTCTTAATAAACAAACTGGCAGATGTGGTAATCGAGGTTGCGGGAATAAGGTTTTTATTTGTGGTAAGGGATCACCCATTGACCATGATCATATTATTGAACAAACCCGGGGCATTTTATGCTCTAACTGCAATAGGGCGCTTGGCCTTTTGAAGGATAGCATTTTTGCGATCAGAGGACTTGCTGCTTATTTGCGCCGAGCAAATATTTGGTATGAGAAAGACATGCCGGAAAAGTTGAAACAGATGAGCGCCGAACAGGCCCAATTAGATTCGCTGGATAGGGAGGAACAACGTGCCAACTAGAAAAACAGAGACCAAGGAATTCAAATTCACACTCGAAGGGGTCGATGAAGAGAAGGGAAGTTTCCGGGGTTATGCCTCAATTTGGGATATCGTTGATTCCTATGGAGATATGGTGGTAAGGGGAGCCTTCAAGCGGACACTCAAGGAAAATAAACAATTCCCCCTTCTCTGGTCGCACAATTTGATGGAACCCATCGGGATCATCGAGGCCAAGGAAGATTCACGTGGCCTGGCCGTTCAGGGCCAACTTAATGTGGATGTGCAGCGCGGGCGCGAGATTCGGTCACTCATGCGTCAAGGCGCAGTCACGGGATTGAGTATCGGATTCCAGACCGTCCGCGATGAACCAGATAAGGAGACGGGATATCGTCACCTAATAGAGGCGAAACTATGGGAAATCTCGCCTTGTGTTTTTCAGGCATGCCCTGGCGCTATCGCGGATGAAGTGAAAACAGAAATCATCGAACCGGGCGGAGATACGGAAAACTCCAATCTCATCCCGGAGGTGAAGGATAACCTGAGCAACACGGAGATAATCCAACTGCTCGAAACCTGGCGGCTTCTTATCGAGAGCTCCAGGCAAATACTTTAACGGAGGATTATATGGACATCGAAATCAAAAACAAGATCGAGGAGTTACAGGGCGAATTTGTCAAACTCCTCACAGCTGAACGGGCGGCCAACGAGAAGAAACTCGAAGGCAAATTCCCGGCATCCGACTTCACGACATTCTCGGCTAAAATCGAGGCCCGGATGGTCGAGATCAATACTGAGATCGCCAAACTGAAAGTGCCCGTTCTCAAGGTTGGGGATGACGGGAAGAACGATGGTAAGATTGAGTACAAGAAGGCCTTCTTCCAGTACCTGCGGACAGGTGAATTTAACCTCGATGAAAGGGCTACAGCCTATTTCAATGGTCCTTTCCGTCTTGAACGAAAGGCGCTCGTGGAAGACGCCACGGGCCAGATTCTCGTTCCCGAAGAGATCGAAGCGGAGATCATGCGGGAACTTCCGCAACTCAACGTCATCCGGCCTCTCTGTTCGGTGCGGACCATTACGCGCGACAGAATCCGGCTGCGCGGGATCAGCGAAACCCAGGTCGGATGGGGTAAACTCGAACTCGGCGGAGCGCCTCCCGAAACAACTCTCGTGCCGACCGAAACCTGGCAGTATGTCGAGGACCTCGAAGGCCTGACCAAGGTCGGGAAAGACGAACTGAGCGATAGCGACATTTCGCTTGAGCCTATCGTCGCGGATAGTTTCGCACGGGCGATGGCTGATGAGGAAGAGGTGGCTTTCGTTAGCGGCACAGGCCACGCGACCCAACAGCCACTTGGATTTCTCCAGGCCGCTTCCGGTGTACCGACCCATGCCCTGGCAGGCGCCGGCGCCATCGTCATGAACGACATCCTGGACCTCATCTACACGCTTCCCGCTCAGTATAGAACAAGGGCGACCTTCGTCATGCACTCCCAGATCGAACTCGCACTCCGGCAACTCCTGGATGTTCCCACGGGTCGGTATCTTTGGGAGCCTTCTCTCCAGGCCGGAAAACCCAATCTCCTAATGGGCTACGGTGTCGTGGCCTGCGATTCCATGCCCACATTCACGGGCGTTCTTCAACGGGTCGTCGTTTTCGGTGACTTCAAGGCGGCCTACCGTATCGTCGACAGGGTCGGGATGACCATTCAACGGCTGGTAGAGCTCTACGCGACCGCCGGTCTGGTGGGTTTCCTGGCATCGCGGCGCGTCGGCGGATCGGTCATCAGGCCTACCGCTCTGGCAATTCTGATTGAGCCGTAAGCGCACGGCAAGAAGGAGAAAACATGAACGCGCATTATATTCCTGAACGGTTTTTAAACGGGATCAAGGTCGATTACATCATCTCGGATGGTGATCAATTAATTGACCAGCCCTTTCAGGATCCCCATGAGACCAGTCTGGTCAAGGTTTTCGACATCGGCACGCGG